TTGGCAAGTACAAACTAACAGATGATTGGTCAACTAGTCTTAGAGTTGGCGCTGGTAACAAGTACACACGCACTGATGACTTTGGTTATTGGTCAATAACTCCTACAATAAAATATAAAATCAACGATAAGTTGTCAACTAAAATTGGTTACCGTCTTCGTGATGCGTTTGAAACTGAACGCAAACAAAATGACCAAACAATCAAGTTAGGATTAAGTTATAAGATTGTCGAAGATACATCACTAAGCGCTGGGTATGATTGGAAAAGAGGCGACAGTGATTCAAATGGATTTGGTATTGGACTTAAGTTTGAATTTTAATTCAAGTTTACCTCTTTTATATCAATATTTGTAGTAGGATGTTAAAGTAAGTAAAAGAAACAAAATTTATTATTATAAGGTGAAACTATATTATGAAACTTTCGAATGAAACATTATCGATATTGAAAAACTTTGGTGCAATTAACCAAGGTATTTTATTTAAAGCAGGCAAGACATTAAAGACTGTATCTTCTCATAAGAATATTCTAGCACAAGTGAATATTACTGAAGAAGTTCCTGCAGACTTTGGCGTTTATGACCTCAACAACTTTTTATCCGTCATCTCGTTAGGCACTGACCCAACATTTGAATTTGAAGATAAAAATGTAATAATTGTTAGCAACAAAGGTCGCTCAAAAACAAAATATCGTTTTTGTGAACCAACAATGATTGTTACTCCTCCAGAAAAAGAAATTGTAATGCCTGAACCAGAGATTTCTATATCATTGACAGCTGATGATTTTAGTGATATCATGAGAACAGCTGCAGTTCTATCTTCTCCACAAATCGCAGTTGAATCTAATGGTACAAAAATCAATCTTGCTACCCTAGATACTTCTAACGATTCTTCACACACAAACACTCTTGAAATTGCTGAAGGTGATGGCAAAGTTTATAAAATGATTTTCAAAACAGAAAACTTATCTAAACTATTACCAGGTAACTATGATGTGAATATATCATCAAAAGGTATTTCGCATTTCAAAAACAAAGATATTGATTTACAATATTGGGTGACTACTGAACAAGGTTCTAAGTTTGAATCTTAATTTATTATATTATATTATGAGGTGTGTGAACGATGGAACATTTATTATGGACGGAAAAATACCGTCCGGTATCAATAGCGGATTGTATATTACCTGAAAGGTTAAAGAAACCATTTCAAGAGTATGTCAATCAAAAAAGTATTCCCAATCTTCTTTTATCTGGCGGAGCAGGTGTTGGTAAGACAACTGTTGCAAAGGCTATGTGTGAAGAAGTTGGATGTGACTATCTAGTCATTAATGGTTCTGATGAAAGTAATATTGATACATTCAGAGTTAAAATTAAGAACTATGCTTCTTCTATGTCATTTGTTGGTGGCAGAAAAGTTATAATTCTAGATGAAGCTGATTATTTAAATCCACAATCAACACAACCGGCTCTTCGTGGTGCGATAGAAGAATTCTCAGGAAACTGTTCATTCATCTTCACTTGTAATTATAAAAACCGCATCATCGAACCATTACATTCTAGATGTGCTGGTATTGAATTTTCTCTCAAAGGAAATGAGAAACCTGAAATGGCATCTCAGTTTATGAGGAGAATCGAATCAATTCTAGTATCAGAAAAGGTTGAATTCGAGAAAGCTGTAATTGCTGAATTGATTAAGAAACATTTCCCTGATTTCAGAAGAGTAATTAATGAGTTACAAAGATACTCACAATTTGGTAATATCGATACGGGCATTTTGGCACATATTGGTAATGTTCAAATTCAGCAGATTACAAAATATCTAAAAGATAAAGATTTTAATTCAATTCGTAAATGGGTTGCAACAACAGATATCGATTCTAATACGGTGTTTAGACAAGTTTATGAAGCTCTTTATGATATGATGAAGAAAGAATCGATACCTCAAGCAGTATTACTTATTGCAGACTATCAATACAAGAACGCTTTTGTAGCTGATTCAGAAATTAATTTAGTTGCATGTTTAACTGAATTGATGTCTAACTGTGATTTTAAATAATGAGCAACCCATTCGATTACTCAACTCAAATATTATACGGTGGCAAACAATTAATTGTTGATGATATAACCGAAAAAGGATATAAACCATTCTTAATTAATCGGACTTTATCCTACCATAAAGACTGTATATTTTATGCCAATGAGATGAATCAACATCATCACCTAGACTCTAGATTGCAGAATGACTTTTTACTAAATATCATAAGGAAAAGCAAAAGGCCGTTTGCTAAGTGGGTGAAAACTGAGAAGATTGCAAATATAGAATGTATCAAACAGGTCTATAATATCTCAAATTCAAAAGCAAGAGAAGTCCTCTCAACCCTCACGAAAACACAACTAGAAGAATTAACTAATTCTGCCAACACTGGCGGTTTAGGTAAGAAGGGATAAATGTATGGTAGACTTAAATGACTTCATTGAGGTCACTCTTAAACATCAAGACGACTTTTTAAAAGTTCGTGAGACACTCACACGAATTGGTGTATCTTCTCGTAAAGAAAAGATTCTATATCAATCTTGTCATATATTACATAAACAAGGTAGATATTATATTGTACATTTCAAGGAATTGTTTGGACTGGATGGAAAACCATCCAACATATCTGAAAATGATATACAAAGAAGAAATGCAATAGCAAAATTATTAGAGGAATGGGCTTTAGTTAAGATTCTAAATCCAAAAATGTTAGAAGATAACGTGACACCTCTACATCAAATAAAGATTATCTCATATAAAGAAAAAGAAGATTGGGAATTAATTGCAAAATATAATATAGGCAAAAAACCTATGGAACACGAATAAAAATAATATATAACTTTGCCGCATTTATTGTAGTATTGTAGTACAATAGTTATATAAATAAGAATCTGGTTGGTAGACCAGTTTAAAACTGCCACTTTGATGATGCCTTCGGGGTCATCTTTTTGAAACTCGCTTAACAAGGAGAAATAACATGACATTAAGTCAACGCTTTTCATTTAGCCCACTATATAACTCTACACTCGGATTTGAACAACTATTCGGTGAAGTCGAACGGATGCTAGAAGCAACACCTGGTAACAATTCTCAAACCTCTTTCCCTCCACACAACATCGTTAAAGTCGATGAATACCATTATGTGGTAGAACTCGCTGTGGCTGGATATACGAAAGAAGAGATTGATATCACTGTTGATGATGGACATTTAATAATCAAGGGCAACAAAGAAGACAAAGCTAAAAATGCTGAACTAGCAGATGTGACGTATTTGCATCGAGGTATTGGTCTTCGTTCTTTCACAAAAACAGTCAAAATTGCCGATACGGTAGAAGTCCGTGGTGCTGAATATACAGATGGCATCTTACGAATAGGTTTAGAGAATGTAATTCCTGAACATAAGAAACCACGCAATATTGAAATCAGTGATAAAGAGCTTAATCTATTTAAGCCTCAATTGCTGAACGAAGGTAAATGAACGGTGGGAGTTCCTAAACTCCCACTTTCCTAACATTGGAGATACATGATGGCAGATATAGATTACAGAAAGAAAGCACACAAGAAAACTGGTCCGAATTTCAAACTACACAAACAATTTAAAACTATGGCTAGTAGCGCCGGCACAAATGGCCACGTCTTTAAAAACGCAATTATTAATGCACTTGCTACCGGTGTTCGTACCAATAGCCGTAAAGTTAAGGCAATGGGAGAATAATTTTGAAATTATCTAAAAATTTCACACTACAAGAATTCACTAAAAGTCAAACAGCCATTCGAATGGATATTGATAATACTCCAGATGAGGGTCATCTAGAAAATGCAAAAGCCCTATTCGAAAATGTTGTGCAAAAGGTTAGAGACCATTTTGGTGTAACAACAATCAATTCAGGTTATCGTGGTCCAGAACTTAACAAAGCAGTAGGCGGTTCATCTAAATCACAACACTGTAACGGCGAAGCAGCCGACATAGAGTGTCCTGGTGTCGCCAATGCCGACCTAGCACAATACATTGTAGACAACCTAGACTTTGACCAGGTGATATTGGAGTTTTATACTCCAGGTATTGATGATTCTGGTTGGGTTCATGTGAGTTACAAAACAGATGGTAGCAATCGTAATAAAGCTTTAACTGCTATGAAAGAAAATGGCAAAACGGTATACAAGGTAGGATTAATTAAATAAATTAGAAAATATTAATGATTTTCTCTATTGCTTTTAGCTGATAAGTATTATATAATAGTACTAACAAATAGGAATCAATACCCATTTGTTAAATCTCAAAACAGACTTTGTAGAAATACTCTCTGTTGACCTGGTTCTTTAATGTAACATTTTAAAAAGGAATCAATACTATGTGGACAACTCCATCAGCAACTGAAATGCGTTTTGGGTTAATTCTTTAGGCCCAATTAAAACCGGGTGAACTGCTGGGACATCTTTCGAGACAATCAGCATCCAAGCTCATAAGGGATTATGAGAAGGTTCAACGACTAACATCATACCACTAGAACAGTGATGAAGATGACACGAGTGCCCGGCAAGACAACAAGTCTTGATGATATAGTCTGGACTCATAAGTGATTATGAGAAGGTGAGGATAAAGAGCCACATCAATAACAATCGTTGAAGTGACAATGTACGTTATGAATCGTTAAGATTCCTAATATATATTGTTAGTTACAAACTAACGCATTATTAGTAAAATCAATAGACCCACTTCACTGTGGGTTTTTTGTTGACGGCAATCTTTGGGTTTGAGATAACTTTTGGCATAAATAAATGTATGAAACATATACATCACATTATACCAAAACATATAGGTGGCACAAATGAGGCCTCAAATTTAATTGAACTTTCAGTTAAAGACCATGCACTTGCTCACAAGAAATTATATGAAGAACATGATAGATGGCAAGATTATTGTGCATGGAAGGCATTATCTGGACGAATAGGCAAAGAAGAAATATTAAGGATAAAACAAAGCATGGGTATGAAAGGCAAAAAACACTCTGAAGAAACTAAACAAAAACTAAGGGAACACCGCCTTGGTACAACCCAATCAGAAGAGACTAAAAAGAAGATGTCTATATCTGCCAGTGGTAAAGTAAGAACGCCAGAACATGCCAAAAACAATCGTGACTCTAGATTGGCAAATGGCAAAGTATGGCATGACAGTAATACAAAGTCTAAGATTTCAGAGACTATGAAAAAACAGGTTAAAGAGAAGTGTCCACATTGTGACAAAGCAATGGGCGTTTCAAATTTAGCGTATCACATTATTAGAAAACATGGAGAAACATATGACTAAAGCAATCACAAACTTTAATAAAGATGTAAAGACCTTTATGAAAGCTGCAGGACAAACAACAACAGAAGTTAACCAACCTCAATCTGACCTATATTATAATCTTATAAAAGAAGAGATTGCAGAATTACACACAAGTATGGATATTGGAGATAAACCAGAAATCATTGATGCTTGTTTTGATTCAATATGGGTTATTCTTGGTTACATGAATTCGTTAGGATTAGATGTTGATGGCATCTGGAAAGAAGGTGCAGCCAATAATTTGATTAAGATTGATAAAGAAACTGGATTGGTAACAAAGAGAGCTGATGGTAAGATTCTAAAACCAGAAACTTGGACACCACCAAACTTCCAACAATTTGTAAAAGAAGGCTGGGAATTTACTGCCAAACCAGTAGCACAACCTTCATATCCGGTAACTGATGATAGTGGTTATTCTATGGGAAGTGGACCTAAACCAGCACCACAGCCTGTTGAGCCAGAATTAAAACCTGGGCAAACTGGTGGCATCGGCGATTTGTTTTAATAATTGCCACATTTTAACACCAAATATAGTATAATAAACACTTAATTAGCGGAGAAATACAACATGGCAGATATAAAATTATTGACGTTTAAAACTAATCAAACAATCATAGGACAGATTGAATTGAAAGATGGAAAATATCATGTGAAAAAACCAGTACAACTATATTCAGAAATGCAAAAGGACGGAACTTCTAATGTGGGTTTTGCTCCATTCTTAGAATTTGCAGAAGAGTTTAGAACAGGATTTGAATTTGACATGGATACAGTTCTATGTTTAACAACGCCTGTTAAAGAAGTTCTAAACCAATACAATACAGCTTTTGGTTCAGGCATTCAAACAGCATCAGTTACGGACCTTGCCTCTTTTAAAAATAAAAAATAGTATAATAGGTACATGTCAAAATATTATACTGATGTAAGAGTTGTAGGAAACAATATATATTATCGAGGTGTTAAAAACGGTGTAAGACATCGTGAAAAGATAACATACTCGCCAACATTATTTGTTCCATCAAATAAACAAACTGAATGGAAAACATTTCATGGAGAGTCACTCGACCCTATGAAGTTTAATTCAATTCGAGAAGCTAAAGACTTTCTTAAGAAATATAAAGATGTCAGTAACTTCAAAGTCTATGGTAATGATAGATTCGAATATCCATTTATCGCAGAAAACAATCCAGAAGAAGTAATTGCATGGGACTATAAAGACTTATGCATTGCCAATATCGATATCGAAGTTGGTTCTGAGAATGGATTTCCAGAACCAAGAGCCGCGGCTGAACCTATCACCGCAATCACTATAAAATTCTCAAACAAAGATAAGTATTATGTGTTTGGTATTGGTGATTATAAAAAGCATAGAGAAGATGTTGAATGGTTTCAATGTGAAGATGAGTATCATTTAATTAAAATGTTCATGCAAATCTGGACAAATAATTATCCTGATGCAATCACTGGTTGGAATGTTTATGGTTTTGATATACCTTACATCATTAATAGATTCGCTAAAATAGCAGGTGAAGATACAATGAAGAAACTATCTCCTTGGGGATATGTTTCGATTCAAGATGAAACATTCTATGGTCGTGCGATACAAATTGGTAACATATCAGGTGTTGCAACCCTAGATTATATGAGATTGTTCAGAAGATTCTCAACAAGTCGTTCACAAGATAATTATCGATTAGATACAATTGCTCAATCAGAAGGCGTTGGTAAAAAGATAGCCTATTCTGAATATGATGGCCTGTTTGATTTATATAAAAAGAATCATCAACTATTCATTGAGTATAATATTCGAGATGTAGAACTTGTAGAAAAGTTGAATCAGAAAGGTCGATTGTTAGAAATGGCAATTACAATTGCTTATGATTCAAAAGTAAACTATGATGAGATATTCACACAAGTTCGTATGTGGGACACAATTGTACATAATTATTTGTATCAAAAGAAGATTGCAATTCCACCTAAAAGTTTCTCAAGTAAAACTGCAGCCTATGAAGGCGCTTATGTAAAAAGTCCTCAAATTGGAATGTTTAATTGGGTAGCATCGTTTGATTTAAACTCACTATATCCACATTTGATGATGGGTTTTAATATATCACCAGATACGATTGTTGAACCTGACAAATATACAAAAGATATGCGTGATGTTCTTAATAATGGAGTAACCATTGATAAGTTAATTGCTAAAGAAGTTGACTTAACTAAAGTAACAGAGGTTGCATTTACTCCAAACGGACAATTCTTCAAGAAAACTAAACAAGGTTTCTTACCAGAGATTCTTGAGAAGATGTATAATGATAGAACTGTATATAAAAAGAAAATGCTTGATGCTCAACAGAAGTTTGAAGATGCAACTACGCCAGAGGAAAAGAGTAATTATGCGGCTCTTGTATCTCGATTTGCAAACTTACAACTAACTAAAAAGGAATGTCTGAACTCAGCTTATGGTGCTTTAGGTAATCAATACTTTAGATTCTTTGATGTGAGACAAGCAGAAGGCATTACAATGGCAGGACAATTATCTATTCGATGGATTGAAAAGAAACTAAATCAATATCTAAATAAAGTATTACAGACAACCTCCTTTGATTATGTTATAGCATCAGATACCGATTCAGTATATCTCAACCTTGAATTTCTTATCAATAAAGTGTTTGGTGAAAAAGAATACACTAAACAAAAAGCAATTGAAGTCATGGATAAATTCTGTGAAGAAAAACTTCAACCTTTTATCGATGAAAGTTATAGTGAACTTGCAACTTATCTTAATTCATATTCACAAAAGATGGTAATGAAAAGAGAAGTCTTGGCTGATAAAGCAATTTGGACTGCCAAGAAAAGATATATTCTTAATGTTTATAATTCAGAAGGAGTTCAATACACTGAACCTCAAATGAAGATTCAAGGTCTAGAAGCGATTAAATCATCTACACCTGGCGCTTGTCGTGAAAAGATTAAGTCTGCATTAAAACTTCTCGTACTTGGCGAACAAGAACGGGTTCAAGATTATATAGCTGCGTTCAAAGATGAATTCAAAAAACTACCCGTAGAAGATATTGCTTTTCCAAGGTCAATGAATGGCCTCAAACAATATAGTTGTAATAAATCTATATGGGGTAAAGGAACACCTATTCATGTTCGTGGTGCATTAGTATATAATCATCAACTTGATAAACTAGGACTCAAGAAAAGACATCAAAGAATCCAAGAAGGCGAGAAGATTAAATTCATATATCTCAAACAACCAAACAACTTTCATACTGATGTTATATCATTCACTAATAGTTGTCCAAAAGAATTTAATATTGAAGAGTATGTGGATTATGAATTACAATTTCAGAAATCATTTGTCGACCCACTTAGGATTATTCTAGACTCAATTGGATGGGAAGTAGAGAAATCAAACTCATTAGAATCGTTCTTCGGTTGAGTGTATAAATAATAGATGTTATTTAAAAATATACTACAACCAAAAGATAAAGTTCAAGAACCCCATACAGAAGAGCCTAAAATGTTTAGCAACATAGATACGGTGCCAGAGATACCAGAAATATTTAAGAGTTTGCCAGAGAAAACTCCAATGAAAACAAATTATTTAATACCATTTTTCACAGCAATAGGCCTATCATCGATAGCTGCTTATTATTCTATTATTGGTTTAGCCCAAATCTTTCCTGGTGCTTTTTGGCCAATAGTTATTATGGGTGGTGCATTAGAGATTGCTAAATTGGTAACTGCATCATGGGTATATAATAACTGGAAAGAAACTGCATTGCTCATGAAGACATATTTCTTAGTAGCCATTGTGTTGCTTATGTTAATCACGTCCATGGGCATTTTTGGTTTTCTATCAAAGGCCCATATTGATACTAATATAATGATAGGTTCTAATCAAGTTAAAATACAGATGCTTGACCAGAGAGAATATCTACTAAATAATAAGCTTCAATACTTGCTTAAAAAAGCAGGTGATGACCCCGAGAAAATCAGTAGAAAAACTAACGCACTTGTATTATCAACACAATCAGAACTCGAAGTTCTTATTAACGAAAGACTTCCACTATTATCTGAAGAAAATAAACTATCTGCCGAAATTGGTCCTATTAAATATGTGGCAGAATTGGTTTATGGATATTCTGATAAAGACATCATTGATAAGGCGGTAAGACTTGTTATTCTTATTATCATTTTTGTTTTTGACCCTTTGGCTGTACTATTACTGGTAGCATCAAATATGTCATATAGACAGGCAAAGAACCAAGAAGGCCTTGACAAAGACCACCAAAATGTAGTACCATATACCATTGATAAGAACAATAAACTTATTCCTAAATCATCAATTATGAAAATGTAATAACATTGGAGACGTTCTTTGAATAATTTACGAATCATCAAAACAGGCATTAATGTATCAAAAATTAAAGCCCAATTAGAACAATATTCTGATGATTGGAATAACCAAAAAGATTTAGAAAACATAAAACAATTGGATTCACAAGAGTATATTATTACAGCTGATGTGTTACAATTAGTAATGGGCGGGATTAGTCATCCGGATGAATTTGTTTATAATACTGAAATGTGCATTAACACTCCAGCGTATGAACGACACACTGAGATTATTCGTTTTCTTAAAAGGCACTTTCGTAAATTTAACCGATGTGGTTTTCTATCACTGCCTGTTGCCGGTGTGGTGGGAACACATATAGACCAAGGCACATATTATTTAACCAAAGATAGATATCATCTTTCAATACAAGGACGATATAAGTATCATTGTGGTGATGAAGAAGTGGTTGTTGAGCCAGGAACACTTCTTTGGTTTAATAATAAATTGCCACATGGAACACATAATGTTGGAGATTGTACTAGAATAACTTTTGTATTTGATGTACCCCATCACAAGAGTAACCCATAGGCAAATAATTATAATCCGCTTGACAACCAACCAAATATGATGTATAATATGATTTATATTGAATAGGAGTTCAAATGAATATACTTGATAAAATAAAAAATAATTCGACCATCAAAGAAAGTTCTATTCTTTCTATGTCTAAATTCTTTACCGAAAAAGATATGATACCTACTGAAATACCAATGGTTAATGTGGCACTTTCTGGTAGACTAGATGGAGGATTAACGCCGGGTCTTACAATGTGGGCCGGTCCATCTAAACATTTTAAAACTGCATTTAGTTTATTGATGGCTAAATCATATTTGGACAAATATCCTGATGCAGTATTATTGTTTTATGATTCAGAGTTTGGTACACCAAAGAAATACTTTGAAACATTTAACATTGATATGGGAAGAGTGTTACATACTCCTTTAACTAATATTGAAGAACTCAAGTTTGATATTATGAAACAACTAGAGGCGATTGAGCGTGGTGATAAAATCATTATTCTAATTGATTCTATTGGTAATCTTGCTTCGAAGAAAGAAGTTGATGATGCAATGGATGGCAAATCTGTAGCAGATATGTCTCGTGCTAAACAAGTTAAGTCTCTATTCAGAATGATTACTCCACATTTAAATCTTAAAGATATTCCTATGGTTGTAGTTAATCATACTTACAAAGAAATTGGTATGTTCCCTAAAGATATTGTTGGTGGTGGTACAGGTTCTTATTACTCAGCTGATAGTATATACATTGTTGGGCGTCAACAAGAAAAGGACGGAAAAGAAGTTACAGGATATAACTTTATTATCAATGTAGAAAAATCCCGATATGTAAAAGAGAAGAGTAAGATTCCTATAACAGTATCGTGGGAAGGCGGTATACAAAAATATTCTGGTATAATCCCTCTAGCAGTAGAAGGTGGGTTTGTTTCTAAACCAAGTCCAGGATGGTATGCTAAAATTGACCGAGCGACTGGTGAAATCCAAGATAAGGTAAGATTGGCTGATACTCAAACAGATGAGTTCATGAAACCTATTTTAGATAATCCTGAGTTCTCAGACTATGTGAAGAAAAAATATGAAATTGCCTATTCTAACATTATGGGAGAGAATAGCTTATTATCTCCAGATGTTTTGGACAACAATGACTCCAAAAAAACAGAAACAATCAAAGTATAAACAGGATGAGGATTGGCAATATGTCAATCCAGATGATTACAATTTTGAAGATGCACCTGTGACAGCAGTTGGTTTGATGATACCAGAATATGAAGGTGTTCTATATCATTACCACAAAGCAAGGGTAGTCGAAGAAGGCGAAGGAGCCCGACTACAATTTGGTTTTACTATATTATCCCCAGGCACACATGATATAGATGACCTACAGAAAGACGGAGAATTTCAAGAAATTATGGGAGAAATTCTATCCGACATTATAATGGCACAAAAACAACATGAACAGACTAGAATCGACAATACTGAAGAACCTGATATACAATGATGAATATGCAAGAAAAGTTTTACCATTCATAAGACCTGAATACTTTGCTGACAATTCTGAAAAGATAGTCTTCAAAGAGGTCTTTGATTTTATTCAACAGTACAAAAATCCACCAACACATGAAGCTCTTGTAATTAATTTTACAGAGAAGAAGGACTTGAATGAAACTCAAGTTTCTGAATCTATTGAACTTCTAAAACAAATTCATCTCACAAAGAATGAACCAACCGATACAGCCTGGTTAATCAATGAGACTGAAAAGTTCTGCCAAGACAAAGCAATCTATAATGCTATTATGGATTCCGTTCAAATACTTGATGACAAAGAACACAAAAAATCAAAAGGTGAAATACCAAAACTACTATCAGATGCCCTTGGTGTATCTTTTGATAACCATGTCGGCCACGATTATACAGAAGACCAAGAAGCTAGGTTTGAGATGATGCATAAAGTAGAAAACAAAGTTAAATTTGATTTAGACTTATTCAATAAGATTACTAAAGGTGGACTTCCAGTTAAGACTTTAAATATTGCTCTTGCTGGCACTGGTGTTGGTAAATCATTATTCATGTGTCACATGGCTGCAAATTGTTTATCACAAGGTCAAAATGTTTTATATATTACCTTAGAAATGTCAGAAGAAAAGATTGCAGAAAGAATTGATGCTAATTTATTAGATGTTACAATGACAGAATTGCATACATTAAGTAAGAAAGATTTTAATGTTAAATTTGAGAACTTAAAAAGTAAAACACATGGTAAACTAATCATCAAAGAATATCCTACTGCAGCTGCTTCTGCATTACACTTTAGAGCTCTTATCAATGAACTTGCTTTGAAGAAGAGTTTTAAACCAGAAATTATCTTTATTGATTATTTAAATATATGTACATCTGCTCGTATAAGACCTGGTTCTAATGTGAATAGTTATTCATATATTAAATCAATTGCAGAAGAAATAAGAGGGTTGGCTGTAGAGGCAAATGTTCCAATAATGTCTGCTACACAAACCACAAGAGGTGGATTTACTAGTTCAGACCCTGGTCTAGAAGACACATCAGAATCATTTGGTTTGCCAGCAACAGCTGACTTCATGTTTGCTTTAATTAATAATGAAGAACTTGAAGGCCTTGGTCAAATTATGGTTAAACAATTGAAGAATAGATATAACGACCCGTCTTATTATAAGAGATTCGTTGTAGGCATCGACAGAGCTAAAATGAGATTATATGATGCAGAACCATCAGCTCAACTTGAACTATTAGATACTGGCACTCAGTCAGATAAACCATTAAATACATTTGGCAGTCGTGAAAGTAAAAATGGGTATGGCGATTTCAAAATATGAGTTTAACTAAAGAACAGGCAATTCATTGTGCAAAAGTTTATTCAGATTACTTTGACCGATTTGAAAGAATCGATGATTACATTCGTGACCAGAAACTAAACTCTTTAGCTGATAGACCTTTTGTTTTACCAGGAATGGGACCAGAAGAAGATTTGTTTTCTGATTTTAGTATTCATCCAAGAGATATGGATTTAGAAATTGTGAAATTACCACAAGACAAATGGGACATCTATCTCAATATGATTTCGTCTCATTCTAATATGACCAGTATTCCTGGTAGATGTTTAAGGTTGGCTGTATTAGAAAAAAATACTCAGAAATGGGTCGGGTTTATACGCCTTGGTTCTCCAGTAATTAATATGAAACCAAGAAACCAGATGTTGGAGTCGGTCTTCTCGCAGACTGCAGAAGGAGCTTCAGCATTTAATAAAACCACTATGATGGGTTTTGTGATTGTGCCATCGCAACCATTTGGTTTTAATTATCTTGGTGGCAAATTATTGGCCGCTATATGTTGTTCGCATTGGGTTCGTGAAAGGCTTAACGCCAAATATAAAATGAACACCTGTATGTTTGAAACAACAAGTTTGTATGGCAGTTCCAAGGCGTCCTCACAGTATGATGGTATGAAACCATTAATAAGATTCAAAGGTTTGACTGATTCTGCTTTTCTTCCCATGATGCATGGACCAATATATGAAGATTTAAAGAAATATGTTGAAGCTGCCATTGGCGAACCTTTGGTGCCAGCTGATGCTACATCTCGTAAATTGAAGATATCAAATAAGATAATGTCATTAACGAAAGTTGCACTTAAAGGCACACCAGAATATGAAGGCTTCGAGAATACTATTAAGAACGCATTGAATCTAACTGAAAAGAAAAGATACTATGTCTCAAATTATGGTATCAAGAACTTCATAGATATCGTTACAGGCAAAACTGATAAGATAATCAAAGATAAAGAAAATTATGAAAAACATAATCTAGAAAATATCATTGAATGGTGGAAGAAGAAAGCTAGTAATCGTTATGATAATCTAAAGAAAGATGATAGATTAAGAACTGACATAGAAGTATGGACAGGCGAAAAAGAGATTGACATCATCAGGTAAGTGTGTTAAGCTATAGCATAAATAGACTAATACAAAGAAGAGATAAAATGGCATATACTTTATTCCCAAAGAATACTACAGAGATTATAAAGAATTGTTCTACGCAACCTAAACGAACTGCGGATATAGTAAGTTTGTTTACATATCTTAAGAATAAGTTTAGTAAAGTAGAGACGCCTATTAATATAGATGTTAAAGTTCTAGGCACTGTAAATATAAGTAGAGAACTTCAAGGCCTAGTTGAAATAAAAGATATCATTAAAGATACATCAATAAGTGAAGTAAAAATAAAGTTTGGTTCCGGTTCATCTGGCAACAGAGGAGTTAAAAATAGAGGTAACCTTTATGAATCTATTTTTGCAACTGGAGTTCAAAACTTTTGGAATGGCGAAAATAGTTCTAATGACTTATCACTGAATAAAGCAATTGATACATTGGCTAAACTAGAAAACTTTAAATCACTAAAAGCATTAACAGTAGTTGAAGAAGGTGCTCAGAATACTAAAAGGCCCTTAAAGTTTCAACCAGGACCAATCATAACATCGCCTACGGGTTCTTTAGATATAGGACCTGCAGTTACAGACCTAACATTATATGAAGTGGTTAATGCATCAAAAAAAGCAGCTAATAAAGTTGTTTCATATCTTAGTTTAAAACTAGGTGGTACAACAACATTCTTTAATGTAGGTATTAAAACAATACTAACAAAGAATGAGATTCAGAAAGGCAGTATTACAAATAGAGATGGATTAAAACTTTTAGCTATGTTTGGTATTGATGATTCGACTTTTAGTGAAGTGTTCAATGGGGAATTAAAGCAAGGAATTAAAGTAAATACTTTTAATAAAATTAACATTCAACATCTGAATAAGTTTCTACAGTCTGGTATAGGTTATGGTTTTACAGTTGTGCATAAGATAAACGCCAGCGAAACTAAAGTTTTTAAAATAGACCAAGCATATATGAAATCAGCTGCAACACCCCAAAGTTGTACTGTGTTTTATGGTGGCAAAACTGGTAAAGGCAAAAGAGTTGATATTGAGGTGCAAACGCCGAAATATATGTTTAAAATAAACATGAGAGATACACAAGGTACTGACGGATATCCTACAAGAATAATGGGTGATTTTACCTACCGATAAGTAAGATAAATAGAACCAACTATAAAGAGTACAAGATAATATATGTTTAAATTTAAAGATAAGATGGAACAAAATAGAAGAGAAGTTCTTACTGAAGCTAGTTCAGGTAAGAATTTACATCTTGAACATCTTGAAGATATCGTATTAGATAATGGAGTAGCAGGTACTCGTGAAGCTATTAACTTCTTACAATCATTAAGAGATATGTTGGCAGGTAACTCTACATCAAAAGTTAATGTTACTACAAAATGGGACGGTGCCCCTGCAATATTTGTTGGTATTAATCCAGAGAATAAAAGGTTTTTTGTTGGAACAAAGAGTGTCTTTACAAAGAACGCTAAACTAAATTACACAAATGCAGATATAGATAAAAATCATCCTGCTGAAGGCCTCAATAGGAAACTAAAAACATCATTAAGATATTTACCAAAACTTGGTATCAAAGGCATCTTACAAGGTGATATGATGTTTACTAAAGGTGATATAAAGAGTGAATCAATTGTAGGCGAGAAGTTTATTACATTTACACCGAATACTATTACATATGCTGTGCCTTTTGATTCAAAACTAGCCGATAGCATGAGAGCTGCTCATGTAGGAATTGTATTTCATACTTCATATGCAGGCCAAACAATGGAACAAATGAAAGCAAGTTTCAATATTGATATTAAAAATTTGAATACAACCAAAGATGTTTGGTTCCGTGATGCAGACTTCACCGATACATCTGGTACAGCTACATTTACATTACAAGAAACTAAAGCAATCACTAGAATATTGTCTGATGTTGGTCTATTGTTTAGACAGGCAAGTCCATCAGTAATGAATAGAATTAAAGATAATTCAGTAATAAGACAATACATTAAAGTATTCAATAATAAAAAAGTTAGAGAAGGCGAAACGATTCGAGATACTACACAACATACTAGACAACTCATTTTAGATGTTGAAAAACAAATGAATGATAATATATTAGATGCTAAACGAGCAGAAACAAAAAGAAACCGCCAGTTAGAGAAATCTGAAGTGATGCGTTTCTTCCGTAACTCTGCAAGTGAATTAAAAAGAATATTTGATATACAAAATGGCGTGACTGAAGCTAAACTAATGATAATTAACAAACTTCAATCAGTAGACCAAGTAGCAAGAACATTTATTAAAACAGATTCGGGATATAGAATAACTGCACCAGAAGGTTTCGTTGCAGTTGACCACCTAAAAGGTAACGCCGTGAAGCTTGTGGACCGCATGGTCTTCAGCCAAGATAATTTTAATTCTGCCAAAAACTGGTCGAAGTAAAGGGGAAATAAAGATGGCATATGATATTAATAAAATTATAGCAGAATATGGAGACGATGATTTCGGCTTCAGTTCAGTGTTTGATACTGTATCAGAAAAAGATTACAAAAAAGTAATTGAAGATGTAGGTACACAGGCACAAAGAGAAAAGAATTCAACAGTTGAGGAATATGAAGTTAAGTTATCAGAACTAGAGAAATTAACATTACCATTCTTTAGTAAACTACTTAAAACTGCCGATAAGGAATATATCTATTGGCCGAATCGTAAAGAAGCCGTTGAACAACAAATACAAAAAATACTAACGTTGACACGAGGATAGTTTGTTGCTTAAATTTGACGCCTTTTTAACAGAAAATCTATTAGCAGAAAAAGCTGACGTTTTAGGCGGGCTGACTATATTTGATATAGACGATACTCTGTTTGAAACTACAGCTAAAATAATAGTACGCAAGGGTAAGAAATTAGTGAAAAGATTAGAGACTGGCACTTATTCTAAATATAGATTAAAAGCTGGCGAGTCATTTGATTTCTCTGAAATGAAAGATTCGGAAAAGTTTAACAAAGAATCTAGACCAATTAAAAGAATGATGGCAAAAGCTAAGATTATTCTTAAGAATGCTTTATCTACACCAAAAAGTAAAGTTATCATCGTGACAGCTCGACAAGATATGAATAATAAGAAAGTGTTTTTAGATACTTTCAGAAAACATGGTTTTGATATTGATAAGGTTCGAGTTGAAAGAGCTGGCAAAATAAAGGATGTATCAACACCTAGAGCAAAAGCAATTATCATACATAATTACTTAAAGACCGGTGAGTTTAGTCGTGTAAGATTGTTTGATGATAGTTTACCTAATCTAAGTGAATTCCTAAAATTACAAAGAATGTTTCCAGAGATTAAATTTGAAGCTTGGTTTGCTAAGAAAGATGGTACAGTAAGAACAATCAAAGAAGAGTATGGCGCTGGAGAATTTGGTACTACGGAGTTGGTGAATAAATACATGAAAGACACTCCTTTCTCAAGTGTTAAAACTTGGAAAAAGATTGCTAAGAAAATAAAAGTAGGGAAAGACGGACGAGCAATTCAAGACGCTGGTTCAGGCCACCATCCAGATGGAGCTGGCAGTCTTTAAACGTGACGTTTTAAAATTTATTAAATAAGGAAATTTATATGAAAGATATGGTGATTGGTTGTATCACAGGATACAATTTTGAGAAAATTAAACCTTGGGTCAATTCTTTAGACCGTTCCGGTTTTACAGGAACAAAGGCTATGATATGTTATAATATAGATTATGAAACCGTGGACGAACTAGTCAAAAGAGATTATTCAATTCTCGCATTTGGCAAAGACGAAAAAGCACAAACATTCAAATATCCAAAAGAAGAATTTTCTATTGTTGTAGAACGATTCTTGCATCTATGGTATCTACTCAAAAGAATGAAAGGTCAATACAATCGAATCATTACAACTGATGTTAAAGATGTTATCTTTCAAACTAATCCGTCAGATTGGTTAGATGAGAATCTTGGTGATAAAGAAATTAATGTTGCTTGTGAATCTATTCTATATAAAGATGAAGCATGGGGAACAAATAATCTAATGAAATCTTTTGGTGCATTAGTACATGAAGAGTGTGTCAATCGTCCTATTTATAATGCAGGTACAATCTCTGGTAAATTTGACACTATGGTTGATTTGTTTTTAAACATATACATGTTATCAAATAGCACTACACATAATATAGAAGGTGGTGGAGGTCCAGACCAAGCTGCATTAAATGTATTATTACAAATGAAGACATATCAAGATGTTACCAATTTTGCAAATAGTGAAGATGGTTGGGCTGCACAATTAGGCACAACAGGACCACAAATATCAAAAGAATATGGTGATAAACTTCTTGAACAATCTCCTATTATGAAAGATGGAATGGTTTGTACTTCAGAGGGAAAACCTTTTGCATTAGTACACCAATATGACCGAGTACCAGAATGGAAAGAAATAATTGAGAAAAAATATGAAGATGATATAGAAGAATTGCATAGATTATCTGAATTACCATCTGGCGTATCGGAAAAAGAAAATGAAGACGATAAACTATCGGAAAAAAACAATGAACAAGCAGACGAGGCCTAAACCAGGTATGGAAACATTTATAAATGCTACAAATGTAATTTTTTGTCCTATAGGAATACCATTAAACTATCATGAGAATTATGATAAAGATAATCATTGGCGTAAAACAAAACCAGAAAGAAACTATACAACTATAGCTTATAGTTTTAATGATTACCACATTGAAGAAGACACTTATGATATAATACAAAAAGATAAAGGATTTAAGTGGGAAATGGTAAAACATTTTCTTGAGACTTATGATTATCGTGACTATGAATATATTGGTTTTTGGGACGATGATTTAGTTACTGATATTAAAAATGTAAATCGTGGTCTAGAGATTGCAAAAAAAGAAAATATTAAAATCTTCCAGTTATCTACACTATATGGTTCAGAATCGAGTCATAGAATACTTCATCAAGATAATACAATGAAGTATAGTCTAACCAATTTTAATGAAGGCATGGGAGTGTTTATTCATTCGTCACTGATACCTAAAATATTAAAGTTTATGGAATATCATGATGTTAAAAGTGGATATGGATTTGATTGGATATTATCTGCAATAACTAAAGAGAAATGTGGTGTAATACATGCAGCTTCAATGTATCATCCAGGTAGACACACAACCTATGATGTTGAAGATGCAAATAAAGAAATGGCACATATATTCTCTGACATTTATCCTAAATTTATGAAAGATGTTTATGATGAAGATATTGAAAGTTTTGTACCAGAATATAAATTACACGAAGTTACACTTAGAGAAGTTGATGGTTTAAGAATGGAAGACAATTAGGATATAACTTGACACAACCAATAAATTTTATAAAGAAAAAAACAGCTACTGATGCTCAGATTAAGGGGCGGAGTTATTCTAGTAATACAAGTAAATTACTAAAACATATGGATAGGTTAGTTGACTTACAACAAGGTAAGAAACCAAAACCAATAATGATTCATATGTCGCCATGTAATCCTTGTAATCTCACATGTTCATTCTGTTGTTTTGCTAATCGAGCAATGAAAGAAATGCTTACGGTTGACCAGATGAAGTCTGCGATTGACCAATTTCACGCTCTTGGTGCAGAGGGATTAGAATTTACTGGCGGTGGTGAACCGACTCTTCATCCAAATTTAGATGAAGTCGTAGAGTATGCTTATAATAAAGGCATGAAGATTGGAATATGTACAAACGGTTCACTACTTAAGAAAATAAAAACCTGGCATATGTTTTCGTGGGTAAGATTGGGCATGTA